TGTTGTATAGTGTATTTATAGCTTTATGTCAAAATTAAGCCAAAAAAATAGCACGGCCTTTTGAGGGGCCGTGCTATATTATAAACTACATTGAGTTCTTTTTTTCCTGAATTTCAGCACGTCTTGCCTTAGTAAGTTTACCAAGTTCACCTAGTGCTTTTCTTGCTCTTGCCGCGGCCGCTTTAACACCCTTAGTTTCGAAAGACTCGCTTTCAGCTAAGTATGATTCCATTGCCGCTTTAATCGCTTCGTGATGTTGTGACATAATTATCTCCTATTGTGTTTAACACGCTTTTATTTACTATCATAGCATTTAAGGCGTGTTAAATGTGGTTTAGAATTTATATTTCACAGATCCCAGGATTGATGTTGTATCAGCATAATCTGCACCAGTGATAGTTGATGTTCCACTCTTATCGTGTAGATATAAACCAATCTCTAATCCATCTTGCTTATCAGCACGTTTGCCAGCGTCATAGTTAGCATACACGTTATGAACAACACCGTAATAGTTACCATCGTAACCTAAGTCATCATTCATAGTTCTATGAGCAGTAACATAAGTTGCTGGAGTAACATTATACATTACACCCATATCAATTCTGTCATCACTTGCAAGACCTGTGTCTTTGTCGTCCCACAACTCAACACCCCATTGCATTGGGATATCCCATCTACGAAGTGTTCCGCCAATAGCGTATCCTTCTTGACGAGTGTCTGTTGTGTAACTTGCTGAACCTGCCGCAGTTGTGTCAATGATCATGTATGATACATCAGCTAAACCTAATAAGCTAACTGTTGCACTTGCATACAATGAGTCTTCGTTGTTATCGTAACCAACAACTACACCCCATGGCTTTTCTCTTTTAAGTCTGTACGCATCAAATTCGAATTCAGTTTCTTTTTCAAATCCGCCTAATACTAAAACAGTCTTTTCATTGTGATCCAACCTACTACTTGATTCAGTAATGATAATTGGTGCTCCAATCTTTGATGTTTTTGCAAAGCCAATGCGTTGTGCATCAGTTTCACCAACATAGATTGTTGCGAAGTCATTACCAAAACCTAATTGCTTTTCAACAATAGTATTGTCAAGAGTACTATCTAATGCATAATCACTATCATACGTCATAGTTGCACCAACCCAGTTAAGGTTAAGCATGTTCTTGTCAATATCTAAGTCTTGGCTAATACCAACTTGCAATTCAGCACGTGAGTCCCAACCAGAGTCATAAGTTTTATCGTCATATATACCCTCAATTTCACCATTGACATAAAGTCCAGCTGGTAAATTTGGCATACTACTTTCAAGGGCCTGTACTCTACTTTCGAGACCTGCATCGTCAGCCAAGGTTCCTGTCGCAAGAGTTGCGAACAAGACGGCTAACACCATCGTTACTTTTTTCATTTTATTTTATTATATCCTTATCTATATTATAACATAAAAAGACTCCGGGAGAGTCTTCGAGCTTATTTATGCTATCTTTGAGTGCATTTATCTTTAAAGTGGTTTAACTAGTAGCATATCCATTAGCTTTTAAGGTCTGTTGTGCCCATGGATATTTTGGTAGGCCAGTTCTACTTCCATTGGAACCCCAAGCCACTTTTGCACCTCTAATATCAATGTGCGTAAATGTATTGTATATGCCAATTGCAGTAAACCCTGCGTCAATAGCCGCTTGAATGAACTTTTGACGTTGTGCTGTTGTTAGTCCTGTCTGAACAATGTCGACAGCATTTCCTAACATGTGTTGACTTTTCTTAGATCCACCAACTCTTGAATTGTATTCTGGACTTCTATATCCACTAGTACAAACTAATTGGAAACCCATCTCTCTAGATATTCTTTCTAAGCCTGTTACAACTTGTGGTTTCACTCTACTGTCAACGTGTGGTAACCATTTAATAAATTGTCCATCTGCATTTGATGGTTGTTTACTTGGAACTTCTTCAACTAACTCTCCATCTGACGATGAACTTGCTGGAGCCGGTTGTGGTCCTGCTGTATTTGTTACTCCGGATTCTCCACCTGTAAGTACAGGACTTTCATTACCACGTCTAGCAGTTGGAATACCACCATCGCCATATTCTACTGCTTCTGTTGTATCTGGATCAACTCCGTTATCTCTTTCAATCTTACGACCAATAATAATGTCTGCGGCTTCTACTGGATCAAGTGTAACCTTTTCAAAGCCCATTGCTTGTGCAACTACGTTACCTATTGCGTTCGCTTGTTCTTCTGCTGTTGCTTGTGGATCACCTGCTACGTCTGTACTACCTGTAACAATAACTGCCTTGTAAGGAGCGTCTGTATCAATTACATCACCAATCCTTGCTGTAAGTAACTCATTAGTAATGTCTATTGTTGATCCTGTTATAATTTTACCTATATGCCCACAGTCAGTTTCAACTAGGTCTCCTAGTCTTGCTGTAGGAATGTTGTTAGTAAACACGTTCGGACTACCTGTTATAATAGTACCACCAATGTCTAAAGGTGGATGACTAGGATGATAACAAGTACCTTGTGTCCTGTCGCCAATTCTTGCTATTGGTTGTCCCATCTATGCTGACCCTGTTGGAAATTGTGAATCTAGTTGTGCTTGTGTACCGTATATTCTGTACAGTTTTAAACCTTCGCTCATGTAATCATACATAACATCTTTGTACGGAAGTTTCTTATTAACATTAAAGTTAACAATGCCACCACCGCTTTGTATCTGTAATGACTTCGCAGGCTTGTTACTTGGTTCAGCTGACTTAGGTTCTGCTGATGCAGGAACATCACCAAGTAATACTTTAGCGTTATGAATCTTTGCTTCTAGTTCTCCTAATGATGCAAGTTCAGATATCTTTCTTGTATCTAAACCAGCAAAGCTAGTAAACAAATTACCTATCTTAGAACTTGCACTTGCTGTTGATTGTTTAGCTAGTTCTAATTTGTTAGCTGTAGCATTTTTAATTGAATCTGGTATAAGTCCACCTAGATCAGATGGTATTACAGGTAAGTCTGCCGCAGGATCAGGAATGCCAAAGTCGGGTAACGATGCTTCTGGTAGGTCAGGAAATCGTTCAGCAATCATTGAAGGATCACCAAACACTTCTGTTTCTACACCATTTATAACTTTGATTTCACTATTCAACTTAGTATTAACATTAAAGTTAACAAGTTGACTGTTAGCTTTTAATTGAACTTTAGGTATAGCACTCATTATACTGCTACCAATATTGATTCAGGAAATGCTTTGTCTAGTTGTTCTGTTGTAGCATATACTCTTGTTAGCTTACCTTGGTGCATAACATCTCTGAAAGGTTTCTTCTTGTCAATATTCCAGTTAACAATACTACCATTTGATTGTATAGTTCTTGTTTGTGCCGGAACATCGCTTTTCATTTTCTCTTTAATCTCACCTGCTTGTCCACTAGGTGTAAACTTTGTATTTTGTAGTGCAGTTGTTATTCCTTTACAGTTACCTGTTTTAACTGCGGCAACCATTGCACTTAGTTCACCTTGACATGCACCAATGTTTTCTGACACTACTGCACACGCATCGTTAATCTCTTGTCCAACGTCTGGTGCTTCATCACCTAGTACTTCATTTAAGTCGTTCATTGTCTCAGACACACCATTAATATAATTGTCTAAGGCAGTTTCTAATTCTTCTCTTGCTACTGTGTACAGTTGCGGATCCGGAGTATCATCGTCAAGTTCTATTGCTTCTAAACGTTCGATAAGAGCATTAACTTCTTCTGTCTTAGCTGTTGCATCTGTAATGTTAGTATTGATTTCAGAAATCTTTTCAGTTGCCTCACCTGCCACGTCCATAGACTCTGTTAGTAACTCGTTAATTTTTTCTTCTGTTTCGGAGGCTGATATAGCTGTTTCAACATCAGGTGCTAATGAACCAATACTACCCATAACTGCACAGGCATCTGTTGCAGTTGCCATTGTAGCATCACAGGCAGTTTCAAGTTTAACTGCTTTAGCATCTACAGTATCATCAACATACTTAGGTGTTCCACCTGCAAACTTTTTATCAAGAGCGGCTTGTGGGCCATGTACCCTTGTTTCTTTTCCTAAATATGTAACAATAATAAATGGTGTACCTTCTTTTTCAACATTAAAGTTAACAATACTACCATTGTCTTGAATACGTCTATAAATCATTTCTGGCATATTAATACTCCTCTTACAAAGTATTTATCTGCTATTTAATGATGTCAGCTAATCCTGCAGGTGCTTTGATGATTGGTGATGTTTGTTTTTCGTATGCTTCAGCAAACTGTTTTGCAGTAGGTACACATAAAGAAATAGCAGTATGCTTAACAGTATAGCTTCTGTTTACTTCTGCTGTAAACAAGAACTGTTGTAAGCCAATACCTTTTTCACTAGCAACTAGTGTTAGTGGATAATGAAGTTGGATTTGTTTATCATCTTCTTTTTCAAACCTACCTACAAGCTCTTCGCCTGACATAAGTTTAATAGTAACAATATCGCCTTTTTTGTAAGGTGCTTCAATTAACATATATTATTCTCCAGTTTCTAAGTGTTTTTCTAATTCGTGATAACCACCCATATACTTACCCTTGAAAATAATTTGCGGAGCAGTTCGTGGCATTGGAAGATTATTAACTTTGAATTCTTCCATCAACTGTTCAACTGGAATGTCTTTACCAATAATCATTTCGATAAAGTCTACGCCTTTACTTTTTAATAGATGTTTTGCTTTTACACAATAGCTACAATTTGGTTTTGAATATACTACTGTGGTGTTGTTGTCTGCCTTTTGCATTATAGTTTAAATCCTTTTAGACTGTCTGTTGACACGTCTTGTTTAATCCCACCGATGATATAACTTTCAACTTCTGTCTCTTGAGGTGCAACTTGCAAGCCTGAGCTAGATAGCCAATGTTGTGTCCACGGTAGCGGGTTTTGGGTTGATGATGCATCAAAGATAGTTGAGTATCCTAATGCTTTAAGCCTACGGTTGGCAATGTACTCTACGTAATCGCCTAACAGTCTTTCGTTCAGACCAATAATTGATCCGTCTTTCATTAAATGTTTAGCCCATGCTTTTTCTTCGTTAACACATGCCTTCCACATTTCATAAACTTCTGCTTCACATTCTTTTGCAATCTTAGCCATCTCTGGATCGTCATCGCCACGCATCCAATTCTTAAGAACGTGTGAACTTAATGCAAGGTGTTGACTTTCATCACGAGCAATAAGACTAATAATCTTTGCTGAGCCTTCCATTTTCTTTAGCTCACCAAATGCAAATGTACATGCAAACGAAACATAAAAACGTAATCCTTCTAAGATGTTTACGTTCATCATAGCAAGGAACATTTTTTTCTTAACGTCACGCATGGTTCCTTCTTTACGATGAATGAATGCGTCTGCCGCACCTGTAAATGCATCATAGTTTTTAGTTACACTAACTGCACGTTTAATAATTTCATCGTCATTTAAAATATGATCTAATACTTCACTTGGATTAGGATATACATTCTTCATAATGTGTGTATAACTACGTGAGTGAATAGTTTCAAAGAAGTCCCAAGTAACAATACAACCTTCTAGTTCTGGTAAAGATACATGAGGCAAGAAAGCAAGACATGGTCCTCTTCCTTGTACACTATCTAGTAGTGTTTGATACTTTAGGTTACTTGTAAAAATGTGTTTTTCTTCTGGACGAAAGTTTTGGAAGTCAGCTCTATCTTTTTGTAACGATACTTCCTCAGGACGCCAAAAGTAACCAAGCATTGTTTGGTTAAGTTTGTCAAATACAGGGAAACGAAATGTATCGTATCTCTGTGTGTTTTGATCTGCTCCGAAGAACATATGTTGCTTTGTGAAGTCTACAGCTTCACGATTAAATACTGTCTTTGCCATGTCTCTCTCTTTTTTCTCTAATAGCGTATTTATTAATATACACTAGTCTTATGTATTTGTCAAGTACTAAATTGCACAACTGTCGCAATATTCTTCGTACTCATCGTCTGTGCCGTTAAACTCCGCACGTCCAATCTGTGGTTCAAAGCCGTTAATAGGGCTTTCTAACTTAACTTCTTCTTGTTCATCTTCTAAATCGTTAGGATCAGACTTGAAGTCATAGGTGTTTTGGTAGTATGAAGTTTTCCAACCTAGCTTATATGTAGTTAACATATCTTGTAGCATTACACTCATTGGAACTTCATTGTTTTCAAAGTGTGTTGGGTTGTAACTCCAGTTACCTGAAATTGCTTGATCAAAGAACTTTTGCATTACTGCTACTATGTTAATATAGCCTTCGTTGCTAGGCATATCCCATAGCAATGTGTAATAGTTCTTTAATGACTGATACTGTGGAACAATCTGCTTAAGAGGCCCTTTTTTGCTTTTCTTAATGGACAAGAATCCTCTAGGTGGCTCAATACCGTTTGTGGCATTCGACACAATGGAACTGCTTTCCGATGGCATCTGTGCGGACAACGTTGAGTGCCTAAGTCCGTCCTTAACAATTGAAGATCTAAGAGTCTCCCAATCATATTTTAGTGTAATCTTGCATACGTCATCCAAGTCCTTTTTATATGTGTCAATGGGTAGTACTCCATCGCTATATTTAGTACGGTCAAAATATTCACACTTGCCTTTTTCTTTAGCTAGATTGTTTGACGCTTGTAACAGATAATATTGAAATGCTTCTGTTAGCTCGTGTACTTTTGTTAATGCTTTTTTGTCGCTATACTTAACTTGATTCTTAGCTAGGTAATGTGCTAGTCCAATGTAACCTACACCTAAGCTACGTCTTGCTTTAGTACTTTTCTCTGCGGCTAAAATTGGATACTTCTGATAGTCAATAATTTCATCTAATGCTCTTACTGCCATATCACACAAGTCTTCTAGTTCATCTAGATTGTTAATTTTACCTACGTTAATAGCACTAAGAATACACAATGCAATTTCACCTTCTGGATCGTCAATGTGTTGTAGTGGCTTAGTTGGTAATGTAATCTCTTGACACAAGTTACTCATGTAAACTGTGTCCTTAAATGAACTGTGTGTATTAGCATGATCAACATTCATAATATAGATACGTCCTGTTTCTGCACGTTCTTTAATTAATGCACTAAACAAGTCCATTGCTGAAATAGTTTTTGTACGTAATGTTTTGCTACGTTCATATTTTGCATACAACTCTGCAAACTTATCTTGGTCTGAATAAAATGCTTCGTATAAGTCTGGCACTTCATGTGGCGAGAACAAAGTTATATCGCCGCCGGATAATAATCTTTCATACATAGTTTTATTAAGCTGAATTGAATAATCTAACTTACGTACTCTGTTATCCTCTGTACCTTTGTTATTCTTTAGCACAAGGATGTCTTCAATTTCGTAATGCCATATTGGGAAGTGTGTAGTTGCACTACCACCACGTACACCATTTTGTGTACAACAACGTACTGTTGCTTCAAACTTCTTTAGGAATGGGACAACACCTGTGTGTGCTACTTCACCACCTCTAATTTTACTGTTTACTGCTCTAATACGTCCTGCGTTAATTCCTATTCCTGCTCTTTGTGCGGTATAACGCCCAATAGCCATATCAGAACTAAAAATGGAATTAAGGGTATCATCGCTATCAACAAGTACGCAAGAAGCAAATTGTCTAAGAGGTGTGCGGACGCCGGCCATAACGGGCGTCGGGATATTGATTTTAAAAAGGGAGGTCGCATCGTAGTATCTCCTTACATATTGCATACGTGATTGTGCTGGATATTCTGCGAACAATGTTGCCGCGATCATCATGTACATCATTTGTGGAGATTCATAAATGTCACCACTGCTTCTATCTTGTACAAGGTACTTGTCAACTACTTGACGAAGTCCTGCATACGTAAAGTTCTCATCACGTTTATGCTTAATGTATTTGTTTAATGTTGAAAGTTCGTCTTCGGTATACTTTTCTAAGATAGCTGGATCGTATACACCACGGTCAATGTTACGTTTGATTACATCAATTAAAGGAATAGGATTGTATTGGCCAAATGACTCTTTGTAGATAGGGTATAATAATAAACGTGCCGCGACAAACTGATAGTTAGGATTTTCTAATGTAATTAAATCGTTTGCACTTTTAACTAGGATTTCTTGAATCTCTGCTGTACTCATGTCGTCATAGAATTGAATGTTTGCATTCATTTCAATTTGACTACTACTAACTCCTGCTAGTCCTTCACACGCTTCTTCTACAACAAAGTGAATTTTATTGATGTCTAGTGGTACACTTGACCCATCTCTTTTTTGGATTTGGATTCCCAAGCCGTTTGTCATTCTCTATCTCCTAATCTTTAATCTTAATCTTTAATATTAATGTAAGTGTATTTATTGAAGCCGGGGCATTCGATATATGCGTTGTGATATAAATTCTGTTGGTAAATCTGCTCTTTGGCAAACCTCGTCAAATTCATAACACAATACATGGTTATCTACGAATACAGGATAAAAAAATACCTCACTTGTCTTATCTGTACTGATATGTATCTCAAAATCACTTTGGGAAAACCTATCAGTTAATTGTAAAGTATAACACACAGCTAGGCTATGTGTCAAGTCACAAATTTTATTTTGGAGTAATATCTCCCACGGACTAGGCCATGTTGCACGATCCCAAGGATCAATGCTTAATTTACAGCGTTCGTGTCTATCATAGTAGGAGATTGCGTCCTGGAAGGGCTTATTACTTGTTTCTAGTTTCTTTCTAAATCTAGACCAGTCAAAGAGCCTGCTCTCAAAATTTAATTCTTGCATTAAGTCTTATATGTAACGTTAAAGGATATTGACCCTGTATCACTAGTTGTTGTATTCTTCATCTGCACAACTATTGTTTCGTTAGTTGCATCTCCATCCTCATCAGCTAATGCTGTTTGAAATTCTAAATTAGGTCTGTATGCGTCAGTTCCTAAAAATGTAAACTCGTCTGTTGTTTGCGTAGTTCCGTCTGCAAGGTTAACAAAGATGTTTAGTACACCTTCTCTAATTGCGTTAACGGCTGTTGATTTGTATACATACGCAATTTGTACGTTTTTACTAACTTCGCCACTACACTTTAATACTCTTACAAATGTATTCTGTTGTGCTACAGGAATTCTATATGAAAACTCATTTTTAAATAATCCTGGCCCTTCAACTTCTGGTACATATTTGTAGCCTGAAATCAATGTTTGGTTATATGACAAATCTGCTGTTCTGTCAAAGAAGTCACCGTCACTGCTATTAGTTAATGCAGTACCGTCTGTAAACTTAATAATAGCAAATGAAGCATTTGAGTTTGCTCCACCATTGTTACCAACACTAGTAAATGTGTTATGTGTGCTTCTATTATAGTTACCCTTGTTAACAAATATACCGTATTCGTCAATGTCTGTAAATGTACTACTAGTAATTGTATTTTTCTGTGGACCTGTTAATTGTCCTTGAGCACCAATAGTAGTTCCTTGTCCAAATACAACACCTCTGTCTAAAGTTTTAAATGTTGTATTACTAAACGTATTTTCTTTAATATCAAAATCACTAAACACACCATATGAGTGTCCTTCGATAGTACAGTTAGTAAACGTATTATTGTTTGAACTTACTGCTGTTGATAAACTGTTTAATAGTACACCAACTTGTGTTGCTGTTACTACTGTACCTGTTGACCAAGTGCCTTTAATAGTAATATCTTCAAACGTACTGTTTCTACAACTAGTCAATGCTAGTCCTGTATTAACAGTTTGTTGTACTAGTGTAAAGCCTGACACTTTAATATCTTGTGCTTGATTAATAAATGAGCTAGTTGCATCACTGGCATATGTACCTGGAGTACTTGTGCTATTAACAGTTTCTATAATTGGAAACGCACCAGTCTGTGTAATGATTGTTCTTTCACTGCCTTCACCAACTAGTGTAGCATGTGGCGGAACTTTTAAACTGTTTGATAATGTGTAATTACCTGCTGGAAAATATAATTTTACTCTACTTGTAACACTTCCTTTTGATGCATTGTTTAGGTATAGTTGATCAATAGCTCTTTGTAAAACTGTTGTTTGATCTGAACCATCACCTAATGCACCAAACGACAATACATTTACTGTTTCGTCTAGTCTTTCTTGTAATGTTCTAGTAACTGGAGTTGTAGCAGTAGCACCTGTTTGGATTGTTTCATCCGTTGCTTTGTACTTGTATGTGTCTGCAAACGTAAACAAGTTATCATGTTGTGTAATAATCTTTGTATTACCAACTGCTGGTGCACCTTCTGATACTGAACCGTTACCAATGTAAAGTTCTCTAGCATCTACAGCCCAGCCAAACTCACCGCCAGCTAATTGCGGTATGCCAGTACCTGCATTCTTTTGTCCGCGTCTAACCTGTATACGTGAAATTTGTACAATCGCCACTATATTTCTCCTAATTTGCTATTAGTATTTATCACTTCATGGAGTCATAATATTGATATACACGGTCCCACCACTTAGATTCCCACTCCTTAAATTCGTCTGGCCATAGATCAAACTGCTGATACGTTAAGTCGCGACAGCATACAAATACATGCCCTTCTTTAATGTCTGTGCCGTATATTTCGTTATGTGCTAAGGCATAGGCTGTTAACTGCAAATAGTAATCTTCAATCCATTCTTTCTTCTTAGGCTTGTTAGATTGTTTAAAGTCCATAATACAAGGCTGGCCTTTGTATGTTCCTACAAGATCAGTCGTTCCTGCGTAGATTTGAGGGTGATAAAGCATCACTTCTGTACCCCATATAGCATCTACGTCAACCATAGCATTATCACGGATTTGTTCACCCATCTTGTTTGCTTGTTGACTGTAAGGGTTACTGCCTGGTTGTGGCCATTCGCCTTCTAGTATGTAATCCTCTAAGAACTTGTGCATACGTGTTCCAACACTAGCGGCTTCTGTTACAATCTCTTGTGCTTTCTTTTCTCCAACACGCTTACGCCATGCGTTTAAATGCGTCATATCCTTCGTTTTACTAAGGATTGTTGTAACACTTGCTACATGGTTACCATCTGGACAAGCGTACAAACGCTTGCCGTTTACGCTTTCTCTTTTTAGCTCTTTATAATCATACTGTTCGGTTATTAAACTCATTTAATTTCTTCCTCTGGCTCTAGCCATTCTGTTACAAAATTGATAACCAATGCACTCCTTACGTTGTGGTAAGGGTACGTTCCATGATTAACGTTGCCTGTCATTAGTACTGTTTTACCTGGTGTAGGTACTATCTCATTAATACTAAGGGTAAGATCTCTTTCTGCAATAATCGTGTATAACGAACCCGAATTATCGTTTGGTAGATCTAATTCTAAATCTTGTGCATACATTACTAAACTAATTAGATTAGGTTTGCCTGTATGATTATGTACACTCTGATACTCGTGTGGTTTGTAGTTGTGCAACCAGCTTTCGTCTACTGTTACTTTCTTTACGGGTATGTTATGTTCATTCATTTTATCTCTAACCCAGTTTTCCATACCTACAAAACAGTTAGGATCAATAGTACTTTGTATTCGTCTAGGATAGTCTTTAACTTCTGTAACGTGATTGTTTGCTTGTTGATGTACAACAGACCATCCGTCATAGTGTGTTTCAATTACAGCTTGATTGTATCCTGTGTATACTTTATCCATTACTTAAATTTCCTGTCTATCCACTTCTTGCCTACATATAATAATGCTATAACAATTACAATACCACCAAGTACTGTTGCTTCTAATATAATATCACCTTGACTTGAATCTATTTCAATGCCGTCCTCGCTGATTGCAATACGACATGTTTCACATGTTTCACTCATTAGGATCAAACTCCTCGTCTGGTGCAAAGTAATCAAAGTCAAAGTCAACTACCCATGTACGCCTTGGTGCTTTACAAGGATAAACTCCGTGCCACACTCTACCATCCATAATAACTGTTCTACCTGGATATGGTGCAAATTGATTGTATTCTTGTGTACCATCTGGATTAGGCATTAGTGTGTAAAGCATACCGTTGTCAGGTGACATAGTTTTATGGTCACTGTCGTTAACAGGAGTTTCATCCATAGCCATTACCATACTAATACATGCACTTCCGTGATTGTGTATTGCTTGGTATCCGCCATCACTATAGTCAACACACCAAGTCTTACTTACTTTAATAGTTTTAACAGGAATGCCGTTGCGTCTAACAACTTTCATTACCCATTCCATTAGTTGTTTCCAATCAATGTTATCAAACTTTTCTTTGTCTATAGGAGGAAAGTTTGACTGTACTGATGGTTCAAATCTTGTTTCTTTAAGAAGTTTACTGCTTGGAAAGCCTTGTTGTTCAGGTGTGTCAGGATTCATCTTATCTGACCTTACAACTTTGCCACCCCATGCAGGTAAGTTAGGAGGAGTAATATCATATTGGTAACCATTGAATGTTGTTTTAACTTTGCTTTGGTCTTCACCCCTAAACTTGTCATTTTCAAATAGCTGTAAAAACTGTTCATGGAAAGGACATCTAATATCTACTATCCATTGATTACTTGCACTCATTAATGTGCCTAGGTCCATACGTTGTGTCATAGTGGTATATCGTTCCTATCTCTGCCGTTGGTATTAATAGTAAATGTAATTCTATCTTCATCGCTGTTACTTGCTTGAGTCTTGTGTGTTAGCCAACCCGGAAATATTACAACGTCATTAGTTTGTACACTTACTTCTTTCCAGTAATCGTGTATTGTGTTAGTAGGAATACGTGAATAACCTGACCAGTTAGTTCTTAGTAACTGTTCAAACTCTATGTTACCACTTTGTGGTGGAACTTGTACGTATGCAGACACTACTACGTTTGCACTACCATGATCATGTGGTAATGTATGTGCATCTCGTTTGTGTAAATTAGTCCAACTACCTGTAGCAATAATATCTGTGTACTGTATATCCCATTCAGCTAGAGCTATTTCAATCTTTGGACGTAACCAAATCATAAAATCTCTATTACATTCCCATTCGTGAGGAGGGTTAGCATGACCTGCCGTACTCTTGCCACCATCAGCTTCTGTTTGATGTAACTGTGCTTCTGTGGATTGGTAGTCTTTAAATGCTTGTACATCAAAGCCTGGACTATAATTATATTTCCAAACTAGATTAGGTACAATAGATACTTCATTCATAGTTTCCTCCTATACATTATATAGTATACAGGAAGTGTTCTACGTTGTCAAGTGGTTTTGTTATGCAGTTGCTTTTGATGTTGCACGTTGAGCCATTTTATCTACTTCGCCGTCAGTCTTTTGACCTTTTGGTGCATCGCTAGGTGCTTCTTTCTTTGTGTAAAGAGTAATACCTTTTGAATCAAAGTTTTTAACTAATGGTTGTATCTCTGGATTCTCATCATAAATTCTTTTGAAGCCATCGTAATCAAACTGTGGCTTTTTTAAGTTCTTCATGATAGTGTTCATTGCATCAAATGAAAGATAGGCAGGCTGATTTTGAGTATCGGCACTACCTATCACATTTCTAAATACGTTTATTAAGGAAGACTTGGTGTCTGAATCGGAAGCCTCAGCTACTTTTTTGCTTGAGGTACTACCTTTTTTTTTGAATCAGTTAATAACTGAGCTAGTCTGCGTGAGCGTAAAACACTTTCTCGTTTACCTCTGTCCGCAATTTCTTCTCCGCCTGTTGCAGGTTCACTTGCTCCAAATTCATCATCTACTGGTGCTTCAGCATCGGCGTCTTGGTCAACTGTTGGTTCCATAGCTGGGTCCTCTGCAGGAGCCTCAACGTCTGTTCCCATAGTCTCTGGAGCGCCTTCGCCTGTTACGATAGCTACGCCACCTGTTAATGCTTCTCTGGTTGTTTCAAATACTGTGTAAAGATTTTCTAGTGCTGGTTTTACAGTTCCAATAAATGTTTCAGATGCTTCTGAACCCATCTCATCTCTAATTTTGTCGCCTAGTTCTAGCATACTTTCTGTTTGCATTTCTGCTGTGTCTTCCATCCAACCTGTAACACGGTCTACCATGTCTTTGGCCGCCATAACTAAAGTGGCCGCTTCTTCTGCGCCTTCATTAGTTTTCTTTTTGCCTGCAATAGCTTTTTGCAAACCTGCTGGAAGTTTCTTTTGTTTTGCTGATAAGCCTTTTGAGTCTGAATCTTTTGAATCGCCTTTTTCTTTTGCGGCTTTCTTCATTGGCTCTTTCTTGTCGCCGTCTTTGTCTAAATCTAAAAAGTCTGGTTTCGCTTCGTTAGCAGTTTCTCTTTCAAGCATCTCTTGATTGATAACGTCTAGGAACATTTTAGCTTTCTGATATGTATCACTTGAATGTACGCTTTCAAACTGTTCGCTTGTTTCAACTTGGCTTAGCTGTGTACGTAATTTATTACGTGCATCTTCTAGTTGCTCCACAGTAAATTTATCAAGAGCAATTCTTGTTCCAAAAGTTTTAGCTAGGCTTTCATTTAAAGCATTAGCTGTTAAAGGTTTTTTCAAATCGTTAAGTTTCATATCAGTTGTTCCTTACATTAATATTATTTATCATTCTTCGTTAAAGATGAACCTGTCGATTTGGTCCATATATTGAAAAGTACGGTCTTTTGCTATCTCAAACCTAGTTTCTAACGCCATTTTACGCATTTCGTCGTTCGTTTGTTCAATGCTATGCTTATGGAACAAGCTATCCATGTAATGTTTGCTTAATCCTGCATCTAAATCTAGTATTTCACTACACTTTGCATCATATCCTTTAGCACGAGCTTTTGCATAAGCAATGGCTCCACGCTTACTAAATGTTTCTGCTATTCTTGTATGTGTCTTTACGTCAAACACTAAAAATCCTTGTTTCGTCTGTCTAATCACGGTGTTCTTTATACGAACACTCTTACCCTTTGCATATGGAACATGTACCCTATTAAGGCCTTCTTCCATAATACTATCTAAATCTTCAATTATACGTTTCGAGTTCATTTGCGATCACCATTGTCATACCTTTGTTAGCAACTTTTGTTACCAACGCTTTTCTAATCAAATTCTCAATAATAAATTGTTCCCTCTGAGGAAAAGCATTGAGAGGAGTAATATGAGTCATTCTATCTAGAATTTCCTGTTCCTCATTGCTTACTTGTATTGTAAATCCCTCTAGCACTTGTTTTAGTTTCATTAACTTTTACCCATTTGTGCTATTGCATCAGCTTTTTGTTTTACTACATCGTCTAAGTCTTTTTTGTTATAGACAAACGACTGTGGTTCACCTGCTTTTGGTTTTGGATTCTTTAAGATGACTTGATCGCCTTGGACGTCATCTATATCAAATTCTTGTTCTTTGCCACCTGGCCCTGCTGTTGGCATTGCTAACTTGGCACCTTTTTTAAGTATGCTCTTTGTTATGTTAGCCTGTGCCTTGCCAATTGATTTCATTGCCGCTTTACCTGCACCTTTAGCTAGATTGGCTCCAGCTTTAGCACCTGCTTTCATTCCAGCAGTAGCAACTTTCATACCGGCCTTCGCGGCCGCTGTACCCATTTGAGCACCGACTCTACCAACTGCCGCCGCAATAGCCGGAACTACTTCAACAACCTGTTGTTCTTGTTTTGGTTTTGTAAACTCGTCTGCTCTCATTATTTAGATCTCTTTTTAAAACTCTTTTTTCTTGTAGGCTTTTTATACCTTGCTTGTGACTGTGGCTTATTTGCCCCAGCAACTCTCTTACTTAATCCACTTGCACGTTTAGTACGAGAGGATCTGACTTGCATTGTACTACCTCTTTTAGCCTTAGCACGTTTAATATTTAACGCACTTCCAACTCTTTTAGTTGCGTTACATGTTGCCGGCTTAGCAACAATACGCCCTTTACGTGTTCCGCTTGTACATCTGTATTTACGTACTAACTTGCCTTTTGTCTTGCCCCATATGCCGATAACGCCTTCTTTAATCTCTGCTATCTTCATCTTCTGCGTCCAGCTTTATTTAACGCTTGTACTCTGCGTGAAACAGGATTAACACGTTTAGTTCTGCGAGCCTTACGCATCATCTTGCCGCCTATCTTAGCTCGTAAGCGTTTCATGTTAATTCTTGCTTTAATATTAGGTGCCGCAAAACATTGCGACATCTTCTTCACTATACGTCCTTTACGAGGACCTTGGGTACAACGGTACTTGCGGACTACTTTCTTTCCAGAACGTGCCCAAATTTGTTTTTCGTCTATTGATGTGACTTCACGTATCAGCATACGTGTATTTATCTATGTAAGTAGGGAAGTGTAATTAGTTGGTAAAGTTCATTAGTATGACTACAATAGTACTAAGTAGTCCTGCAACAATGGTTCCTGTTGCACCAATTAAAACTTTAAACATAGCTTTGTTGCCATGTGTAATATCATTATGGACATGCTCTAGCTTGTCCTCAACGCTGGCTAAACGTGACTCTAAACGTATATATCGTTGTTCGCACAAATCAACGTGTGCTTCTAAGTTCTTTTTTTCTAACGGCGTTGCCATATATTTTATCCTTTAAACCCATTGCTCAAATGGTGATTAGTAAACTTTTCTGTTAGCCTAATGTGTTTATATGCGAGATGTTATATGTGCCTTTTTACTATAGTATTTATTAGCAGTTTATACGTCTTTATCTACTACTTTAAAAATAATATTAATACGCTCTGAATCTTTTGTTCTGAACGCACTATTATTTATAGTAATTGTGCTATCTAAACCAGGTATAACTGGTATTAAATCAAAGTCATCTTTTAGTGCATCAACACTTAGGGCACCTTCTTGTTCAACATCAAAACGAAACGACCATACATTATGTTTGCCCTTAAACGCTGTACCAAAGTCTTTAATATCTCTTTTTTCAACTGTGGGCTTTGTATCAAAGTATATGTTTGCTCTCATACTCATAACTTGCTGTGCTGTATTCCAGTTAGACTGTTGATTAATCAAATGACGATCTTCAGTTTTGAACTTGTTCAATCCAGTATTGGTTATGTCTACGAGTGTTTCAATGATGAATGTGTCCATGCATCTATTTATGGCCATAAAAAAAGGGCCCAGTAAAAACTGAGCCCTTTCTAAGTTTTAATTTACGTTAGTACTATTATGCACTTACGATGAATTGTCCACCTGCAGTTACAGTTGCACCAGTCGCGTCATAGTCGCCTGATCCAGCCGCCGCACCTAAGTGTCTGATTGCCGCTTGTAAAGAAGCCGCGTCCCACTGTGTGTCGTCAACTACAATGTTTAACAATCCAGCAGTACCTTCACTGTTCATTGCGATTGGGTTAATTGCTTGTGCAATTAGTTCTAATGCTTTACCAATTCCGCCTTCAGCCGCTAATGAAGCTCCTGCGTCAACTACGTAAAATCCTAAATTTGCTGTACTATATAACGTTGCGTGTGCATGTCCTAGTCCAGTTGTTCTTGCTACTCCAGCCATTTTATTTCTCCTATGTTATAAATGAGGTTTCCCTCGGCTCTAATGGCCACACACTTTTTCTCGTGTATTGTGGTTACTTTTATTTATCCGTTTTAGGAAAATGGATGGATTATCGGCTGTTTTTAGCTCTTTTTTGCAATGCTCGTAGCATTTGTATGTATCCTGGGCCTGCTTTTACGATATCGTCTATTAATTCTACTGCTGGTAGATATGCTTTAACGAATGCAGGTGACATACTTTGACCTTTCTTTGCCGCATCTAAAAACTTTTTAGTTCCCATTACGTTCTTTGCACCAACAATGTATCTGTATAGTGCTAGGTCTTGTGCAGTAGTTGGAACCATGTCTGGCTTACTTACTGTAGGTTCGTTGTCTTTTACTTTAGTATCTTCAAGGTTAGCTTTTCTTGCTAGTTCTTCAAGGTACATAATAATATCACTGTTACGAAGTTTAGCTCTTGAAGCAAGTAATAGTTTAGTTACCCATTTCTTTTTATCTGCGCCACTAAGCCTATCCCAATTAGTTACTGCTCGTCTAATTGTTTTGTAATCAGTATTAGTAATTTTACAAGCACGTTCAATTGACATAAGCATTTCACTGCCTGATGTTTTGCTTGTACCTTTTAAAGTTATTAGCCATCTGTTTAATCCCATTACAGGTAAAAATGTACTAGCTCTAACTTTCTTTGCACTTTCAAAGTCTTTGAGTTTCATCATTGCATCATCGTCTCCACTAACAAAATATATTAAGTTATAGAGATCAGTGCCATGCATCCTAAACTGTCTATAGTTTTGATTCTGTGTAGTCTTTGTTGCGTATCCTGCTACGGTACCATTGAACTCTGAAAACTTTCTTAACAGTTCTAACACTAATGTCATCAAGTAAAGACGCTCACAACAATCTGTATAACTTAATTTAGAGTTATCAGACGTGTTGCGAGTCATCCTCGCTTCGTGTAGTTCTGTTAAAAAGTTAAGTTCCATTATGCGTAATTACTTCTGCGTTCTGTGTTGCCACCATCTTTCATATACTTGTCTTTAAAGATGTTGACCATTTCTTCTTGACTCTTAGCACTTAACATTTTACCTAACAGTTCGTCTTGTGCAATGTCTAATGTAAACTCACGTTTGATTGCAGGCTTAACTGCATCAGTTGTTAACATCATTTTAAGTGTTTGTGCATGTGTAACACTAGCTTTGTATTTCTTGCCAGTTTCACTTGTTAAATGTGTAACTGGATTAGGGTTACCTCTTGAATCTAAAATCTTACCAATCTGTGTAATCATTGGCATTTGCTTAAATTCTTTATCCATATCTGCATTATCATCGTCCGCTGGGTCAAACCCTTTTTTCATGTCGGCGAAGTCGCTATCAAAATCAGATGCTTTCATGTTTACTCTCCCGTTTAATTGCTCTGTTAGCTTTACTAAATTCAGAGCGGTTTACTAATTTAATATCGCCGCCTGGGTTGGCTAATACATAGCCCTCGCCACCTGGCTTCCCTGCGATAGATGCCTTAATGTCTGTTTGTTTGCTTTCCATTTGTGTAATAATGTCGTCCTTGACTTCCATTATCCCTGAAACAGTTTGCCACATTGCCTGAAACGCCTTCATGTGCGTTTTAATATACTCAATAATTTTTGCTTGTTTCTTCTTAGATACTTTGCTAGTTGTTAACCATTGTACAAAGTCTTTACCTAAGTTGGCTAATCCTGAGTCTACTTTACTATTTGTATAAGCATAAAGTATTTGTGCAAAGTCACTAACTTGCATTTGCTGTAATGTAGCTGTGTCTAACAGACTATCAATAGCAGGACCATTCTTAGCAACAACACCTTGTAAACTTTTTAGTTTAGTTAGGTCAACCTCTGGAGCCGTTTGTGCAACTACTGGAGGTAACACTAATAGTTTTGATCCTTGGAACATGTCGTAATCTTTTAAAGGACTTTCAGCACCTGCCGCATCTACTACTCTGTGAATAACTACACCAGCTTGACTTGCTAGTATCTTCTTACCTACATCGCTGTCTGCTTGTACTGTGTAAGTTACTGTGTTAGGAGTAAACTGTAATACGCCTTTGTTGTTAGTTGGTGTATCAAAGTAAAGCATGTCGCCTTTAAAGAATCCTCTGTGTTCAATTGGAACAGCTTTTTCTGCAATAGGAAACAGAGCTTTCATTCTACCTGCGAATGCTACATAGCCTGGTTTATCTCTGTTCTTTCCACCACTACGGTTGAGGAACATTTGCTCAAGGTCATCAGCACTTTTTGATTTGCCGTCGTATCCTTTTGCACCAAAGCCTGACTTGTCTGTAAGTATGAACTCTCCATTTTCATCGCGGCCAAAAATGACTGCGGGAGATCCATCCCATTTAATTGTTGCATTAGTATGTCCTCCTGTACCCATGCTGGCAATTGAATCCAATGCACGTTTGGCACCTGCACTACCATGGAAGAAGATTAAGTCTTCAGCATGTTGTATTCGAGCTTCTGCTTCGTTTATTATTTCGTTAAATCTCATTTGGGTAACTCTAGTCCGTTCTTTTCGAAGTTGTCTCTAGCGTCTTTAACTAAGTTTTCGTAGTTAGGGTCTGTTTTAATTTTTGCAATGATTGTTTCAACACTATCCATATCTTTTGCTGTAGCAGTATCGCCCATTAATGTTTTTGCAATCTCATCTGGGTTTTTAGATATAGTTTGATTTGTAATTCTATCTACTAATCCTGCTCCACTACTAAACTTGTATCCTTGTGCTTTAGCAATACTGCTAATAAGGATCATTCTATGTTGTCCTTTGTATGGTGTGTTGTCGCCACTGCCTTTGAGTGCGAACTTCATGAACTCAGGCTCACCAAACATTAAATCTGTTTGTACATAGCCTTCTTCAGGGTTGCCATTGATTGGAGTTAGGAAGTGTACGTTGATGCCACTTTTTCTAATCCATTTTTTAAGATCGTCTCCTGGGTGATTCTTTTGTACCCATGCCGCAAGTTTAGCAACCATTTCATCTTTGGTAACTTCATCTTGGTTAACAGCAATATCCATATCGCCACTTGTACTTCTAATTCCTGTGCTACCTAATTTAAAATCTTTATGTGGTAGTCCTGTAATCTTTTCTAACCATGCAAGTGTAGGATCAACGTCAGCTTGATTGATACGCTGTGTTACAGGTTCTTTAGTCTCTGGATCTTTGAATATGTTTCCGCCTTCATTAAGAATCATTGTTTGTATCCTTTTTGTTGCGTGATTCAACAATTTTATCTACACCACGTTTGAACTTGCGAGGGTCGCCACTACGTATACTGTTAATGAATCGTCTTTCTAAGTCCGAAGCAGTTTCAGCATCGTATTGTTCTGCAATGCGATTAAGTAAGTTAATAGAACTTTCAATAAGGTTATTACCCGTAGTTTGTACGAGTGCTTCATTGTCTGTAGTTTGTCTAAAGCTACTAAGTTCTTCTAGTATTGATCTTGTACGTTTTCTCATATTATCCAGTTCCTATGTTGTATTTAGTAAAGAAATAAACAAACTTGTTCATAAAGAGATTGACTAAGCCGAACACATGCTATATAGTATGTATATTAAACACATGAGCGGGTGTTGTGTAATGGTAAGACCTTAGCCTTCCAAGCTAATGATAGGAGTTCGATTCTCCTCACCCGCTCCAAGGCCGGCATAGCTCAGTTGGTAGAGCAACTGATTTGTAATCAGTAGGTCCGCGGTTCGAGTCCGTGTGCCGGCACCACTTTTAGGTTGACAACCGTCAATTCCTATGTTACATTAGTCGTACGTATAGACAAGCAAAAGGAGACTCTTATGAGGAAATGGGTATACGACAGTTGGAATGTAGTAATGGATCATGAAAAGAATCCGTTAAGTGTTATTCCAGACTTTAGTACACGACATATGATTATGCAAGTTCTTGCATGGATGTGGTGTACAGTATTTGGTATCATTGTAGGTAGCATGTACATGGGTGTGTTCAGTATGGTACTACACACATTATTACTTGGTGCCATAGCGGTCACTGTTGCAACATTTGAAACTGCAAAACGTAAGCCAGAGTACTTTGGCGGCTTTGGTCGCGGAGCAGGTGGCGAACATGAGTGAGCAAACTAATTATTGCACACTAAAAGGACTAGGATGGGCGTTCTTGATTATCATTATTGGTATGGTAGGTATGCCTATACTTGGTTCAGCTATTGCTTATCCAGATAACTGTAAGCAATCTATTCTTATTCCTTGTATAGGATTACAAGATTAGATGTTTAATGCTGTTAAAGAGATCATATGGCATTTAACTTGCACTAGTTGTTCTAACTGGTTCACCTATGCGACAATGGAAGAAAAGTTACGTATTGAACGTTACACTTTCCATTGTCCGCATTGCGGCAAAACAGGAGGCGCGAGGATAAATAATGAGAAGGAAAATTAAGCTCGGCACTTGTTGAGCAAATTTTTTTTGACTAATGAAAAGGAAAAAAAGAAAATGACGCAGTTGATATCCCCAAATAAATTTACGAAGACAGTTGGCCTTTTAAGGTCATTTTTTTTGGATAAAGGATTTTTAGAAGTCCATACCCAAAACAGACTAAGCATACTTGCCGCATGTGAAGATCCATTCAATGTAGCAACATACAATTACGCAGGCCAGGTTTGGCCATTGCCGCAAACAGGCCAGATGTGGTTAGAACATGAATTATTAAGTAGCCCCGATAGTAAGGGGTTTTTTTGTGTCTCCACTTCCTATAGACAGGAACCAAACGCAATACCAGGCAGACATGATATAATATTTCCAATGTTTGAATTTGAAATGCCAGGTAGTGTAGATGATCTAAAAGCAATGGAGTATGAACTATGTGAATACTTAGGCTTTGGCAACATTACAGAAAAGACTTATGCTGAATGGCAACAACACTTTGGACTAAGTGCTGATACAGAAATGGAAGCAGAACACGAACTTGCAATGGAAAAAGAGTTTGGTCAAACACTTATTACAAACTTCCCTGAACTAACATCACCTTTCTGGAACATGGCTAGAAACGATGACGGAAATACTGCAAAGAAGATGGACGTTATACTAGGTGGTATGGAAACTATTGGATCAGCAGAACGCTCATGTGATGTTGATATGATGCGTGATACATTCCATAGTATTACAGACGGTGCTTATTCAGAGTTACTATTCAAACTATTCGGTAAGGAAAGAGTTGAAGCGGAACTAGAAAAGTTCTTAGAGTTTGACTTCTTTCAAAGAGTAGGCGGAGGCATAGGTATAACACGTATGATTCCTGCACTAGAAAAGATTAACAAAGTATAAGAATAATCTGGGGTGGTGAAATTGGTAGACACGCACGATTGTTTCTCGTGTGGTAAATGACGGCAAATTATTTATCGTGGAGGTTCGAGTCCTTCCCCCAGAGCCAATATAAGTTATAAATAGATGTAGTATAACTACACGAGGCTAATATGGCATACTCTGAAAAGGTACTTGACCATTACGAAAACCCACGCAACGTCGGAACATTTGATCCAAAGAAAGATAATATAGGAACAGGAATGGTAGGTGCACCAGCATGTGGTGATGTTATGCGTCTACAGATAGAAGTTGAAGAAGGTATAATAACAGATGCTAAATTTAAAACTTATGGTTGCGGTAGTGCAATAGCAAGTTCAAGTTTAGTAACTGAGATGGTTAAAGGTATGACACTAGACGAAGCATCAGCAGTAAAGAATATGGACATTGTAGAAGAACTTGCATTACCGCCAGTTAAAATACATTGTTCAGTTCTAGCCGAAGATGCAATTAAATCTGCAATAAAAGATTATAAATCTAAAATAAAAGGTTGACAACACTAAATACAGATGTTATATTATATGTATAACTAAGAACACAGGAAAATTTCAAACATGTCAAAGACTATCAGAACACAATTATGTTGGCCCTTGAGGGGTATGTCTTGATGTGACTTTCTAAAAAAAGTTATATTGCGAAGCCCCTAGTAATTAATTTTATTAGGGGCTTTTTTTATGGGTGTGGTGTAATGGTAACACAACTGATTCCAAACCAGTTAATGGGGGTTCGATTCCCTCCACCTATGCCAACTTAACGTTGTCTAACACTATCTATAAAGTTGTACACACGACCAAACTGTTTGTCAATACTTATTAGGTCTTGTTCAATCATACTAACTAGTATCTGTAACTCCATCAATGTAATCAATGTCCATGAAGCTAAGCCTAGAAGTATAGTACCAAGTAGGCCTATCAACATGGTATTTGTTTTACGAGTCATATTTTATTTTTGTGGGTTTTCTTTTCCGTCTTTGTAGTTTTGTAAATGTTCAATGTAGTTATGAATCAAATGATCTGAAAAGTTATCTATTTTTCCTTTTTTGATTCCTGTCCACATGCCACGTAATCTATCTTTAATCATTTGCCAACCAGTAGGTCTACGTACATTTCCATAACTGTTTAGGTAGTGCATAGTTCCGTGATGTTTGAAACCCATAATTGCAAGAGGAACAGTTGTTACTATATCGTTATTGTTCTTCCAACGATGATGGGTAATGCCTAAACTATCAACGTAACCTTTCCAACCTACTCTTGGTGATCCGTATGTGTAAAGTTCTTCTGGGTTAGGTACTAGCTCAAAGAACATACAACGACTAGCCATAATAGTTGCCATTGCCGCTCCTAAACTGTGTCCTGTAAACCACACATCTTTATTTTTATTTTGTGTACGAGTTAAGTCTTCTCTAATAGCTGGCCATAGCTCGTCTACTTGCCCTTTGAATCCTTTGTGTACTCTACTAACTGTTTCTGCTATAACTGGCAATGCATTGGCATCAGCTTTAATATCAGCATATTGTGTTGGCTCTGTTCCCCTACAAGCTATAACTAAATCACGTTTATTCATAAAACGGTAAGATTGAGCTCCTTTTACATCGTAGTACTCTACAGTTGTAAAACCTATTTTTTTAGCCTGCTTTGTAGCATTGGCTTTATTTAAGTAAGCAATTTGGCTTATTTTTGCAAACAATAAACTTCTTTGCTTGAAGTTCATAGTCATAATCCCTTGTTCTGGTATCATCGTTTTCCCTCTCAGTAATATGAGTATTTATTAGAACTTTGTTATAAATAACTCTGACATAAATGCAGTTAGTTCACAAACATGTGATAATTCGAGCGGAAGTTACTAATCCGCCAACAGATGAAACCCTTACAAGTAATGATGTAAAAGCCTTGATAGAAGCAATAGGTATGAAGATCCTAATGGGACCATATGCCAAATATTGTAATATGAAAGGTAATAGAGGGTTGACTGTTGCTACTATTATAGAAACTAGTCATGTTATAATACACACATGGGATGAAACAGATCCTGCTATGATACAACTTGATGTATATACTTGCGGAGTATTTGATCCTAATATAGTATTTGATTGGTTGCAAAAATATAACCCTACCAAGATAGATTTTAAATACCTTGATAGGGAAAATGGTTTAACAGAAATTAAACTTTAATATCCGTTTGGTACGATAACATAGTGTATCATTAACACTACTCCCACAGAAGCACCCAAGCCAATCATCATCTTAATGAAGTCTTTAGTTACAAGTGGAAATACTGTCTTGAACTTTTCCTTGCCTGTCATAGTTGCCATAGCAAGTTCACGTCCACATAATAGTCCAACGAACACCCAAGTTGTCGACATAGGTATATCGTTATACTCTTTGAAGAACCAAAGGATCAACCAATACACACCGTCAATGATAGTAGCACTACGAACATATCTTGTATTGTGCTTTTCAATAACAATCTTTTGTATCTTACCTCCGCCTTCTTTAAACATATAAGCAAGTCCGCCTACAAATACAAGTGAGATAATAACCATTAAGTCCCAAGGTATCTCTCTAGGTAGGAACACGGCAATGTTTGCCATGTCATGACTGAGCCAAGTAAACCACAGGAAGCCTGTTGTTACCCATTGTGCTACACGCCATGCTTTCTTATGTTCTTCTTTAACAGGCTTTGCTTCATCTAGTAGTTTAGTAACCACTATCCAAATACAATATGCCGCCACAGCCGCGACTGCATATCCCATCATACTCTTTACGAGCATCTTCTCTAATACAAATGTACTTGCAAAGGCACTTAAAACTAAAAATGACGTACTCACTGGTACGCCAATTCTTGTTAGTATTAATAGTAGTCCTGGTGCCGCCGCATGGTACCATTGTATTTCTTGGAACGGTATCTTGTTAAGTCTACCGTAACTGATGTCTCCACCATTTACTGTCCAACCGTACCACAATGTATAAAGGAGAACTGCACTTGCACACCCCCACATAATTTTCCAATTGAATTTATCGTTATTACTTGCGATCCATGTACCTAGTGTTTGTACTGAATCATTTGCTATTACTGAATAGGCCGCGAAAAGAAATCCGATTGCCATCCATAGGGTGAGTGCGTCCATTATTATTTCTCCTATCTGCTTGATGCTTTTACCACATCGCTCACAAGTTAAAAGAGATTGGGCTCAACGTTGCCCAACTTCCATGCTTTGCATAATTCGAACAATTATACAAACAGTTTTATTTATAGCACAGGTTTTAGCAAAAGTCAAGAGTGAAACAAAAAGAAAACCCTCTACATCATTATAGAGGGTTTTCTGAACACTCGGAAGTGTTCGGGGGCATTCTTATTTGTTTATTATTTCGTCAACTTCGTTCCAAGCCTTTTCGTCTGGATCATAAATTTTTTCTTGGGGGACATGTCCTGGCTTGACAAATAATGCTAACATGGCAAGAGCAAATAGAAGTATCAATGTAAAACGAAAATCCATCCTAGAGCCCTCTCATGTTAGGTGTAAATATATTTACACTCTTATTTAATGGCTTTAAGTTGTATAATTAAATACTACTATTATATGTAGTTGGTCCAGGAAGGGTGTTTGATCTTTAGATCCATTTGTTTACGCTTGTTAACTAGATCGTAATAGTCTGGAGCATATGGTTCACGTTTAGGTTTCATTGCAGTTTTGTTACCCTTACGAGTGTTACAAGGCATACAAGCCGCCACAATGTTTTCCCAAGATGTACGTCCACCTTTACTCAAAGGTATAACATGATCAAGGGTAAGTTCTTTTTTAATTAATTGTATGTCGCAGTATTGGCAAGTGTATAAGTCACGAATGTATAAGTTTACTTTAGAGAAGCGAGGCTTCCGCCGTTTACGTTGTTGTTGCTTTAGCATGATCACAGCCGGTACACGAGTTTCCCAAGTAGGAGAACTTACAATCCAATCATCATACCAATCTAATACTGTAACCTTATCCATCCACAGATAGGTTATTGCTTCTTTCCATTGAATTGCTGATAGGGGTAGATATGATAATGGTTGTGCGTCTGCATTAAGTACAAGTACGTCAGACAAATCATTGTCTCCTTTGCTATGCTGTGTATGTATTTATTACTGTTGGTTCTTCCACTGAAGATATGTAAAGTAATCTATTACGAGAATTTGTATTAAGAGTCCTAATGGAGTTAGTACTGCACCAAATAAAACAAAAGGAATTATTACAGTCCAAAAGAATAATCGCCATAGGATAAACATAGCCATGTCTCTTGGCCAAATCCATTCAGCCCAACTTGGTACTGGTTTCTTTGGTCTAAAATCTTGTACTTCCCAATTCATTATACAAACAGACTACTTACTGATTCTTCATTAGTAACTCTGCGTATTGCTTCGCCAAATAGGTTACTAACACTTACTTGTCTAGTTTTCTTACAGTTCTTAGGACAACGATTAGGAATAGTATCAGTAACTACTAATTCATCTAGTACTGACTTCTCAACCTTTTGACATGCTTCGTTACTTAATACTCCGTGTGTAATATAAGCACGAACACTACTAGCACCTGCATCCATAATTGCTTTGGCCGCATTGCATAATGTCCCGCCTGAGTCTACAATGTCATCTACTAGGATAGCATGTTTGCCTTGTACATCGCCAATTAGATTCATTACTTCGCTCTTACCTGCTTCTGGTCTACGTTTGTCTACTATAGCAATGTCGCCACCAAACATATCAGCAAACTTCCTAGCACGAACAACACCACCTGCGTCTGGTGATACAAATACTGTTCCTTGTTGTTGTACTTCTGGATCATCTCTCCAACCAATTGAACGTTTGATATCTTTTGCAAAGACTACACGGCTTGTTAAATCGTCCACAGGAATATCAAAGAAGCCTTGTATCTGTCCTGCATGTAAATCCATTGTTAAGATTCTATCTGCACCTGCTGTTGTTAATAAGTTACTAACAAGTTTTGCTGTGATAGGAGTACGTGAAGCACTCTTACGATCTTGTCTTGCGTAACCAAAGTAAGGAATGACTGCTGTAATTCTACTTGCACTTGATCTACGTGCCGCATCAATCATAATCATAAGTTCCATAACACTATCATTAACAGGTGTACAGGTACTCTGTATAATAAACACATCTTCGCCACGTACATTTTCTAAAAACTCTACGCTACTTTCTCCATCAGCAAACGTCGATACGTTAGCCGGTACTAGTGTTGCAAAACAATGTTCTGCAATCTGTTGTGCTAAATCTGGATTAGCATTTCCTGTGATAATTTTCATTTTCAAACGTTGTCCTTCCTTACTTGGTAATTGTACTTAATAGCACATTCAATTAACGACAGATCAACACCATGTTGTTCTGCCAACTTTGTTAGAGCTAGTGTGTCTTTAGGAAAACAATGTCCTCCAAAGCCACGCTCTGTCGTTATACTTGTATGGCTTTCACCAATACGTTTGTCTACACTTACACCATTAGCAACCGAAGTATAGTTAACACCACTTGCTTCACATAAGTCATACACTTGATTGAAGAAACTTACCTTAGTCGCTAAGAAACTATTTCTTAGATACTTTATTAGTATAAGTTCTTCAGGGGAGTTTTTAGTATTCACGTTAATCTTACCAAGAGCTTCTATTAATATAGTTGCCCAAAAGTTTGTATCGCCTTTAGCAAGATAGTGTGTTTCTGCATTGCACAGATCCTTTACGGCTGTTTCAGCACGTAGGAACTCTGGACTAAAGGTTGTGTTGAACTCTTTGATTTGATCCCAGACTTGAAGATCAATAGTACTTTTAACAAGCACAGGAATATTATCTAACTGTCTTGCTTGATTAACAACGTCAATGACACTACTGCCATCACATGATCCGTCTGCGTTAGACGGCGTTGACACACAACAAATGATTCCTTGGCAAACTTTATCAAAATCAGCGACATACCCAAGCCGCGGGTCATGAATTTCAACGTCCCAAGACTCTTTAAGTATAGCATGGTATGCCTTACCAACATACCCATACCCTGCAATGATTAGTTTCATTAAGCAATCCTCGTAATGTGCTACTAGTATATACTTAATTATCTATTATGTCAAGATAAAATAGGCGAGCTGAGTTAACTCGCCTATCCAATTTATTTGTTGTCGTGGTTAATAGATATATGTTTTAAAACTTTACCAGAATTTTCTCCAGCAGTAACAGTATATCCAGTCGTACCATTTCCATACACGTTTACTTCACTACGAGTTTTCATAAGGATTTTCTCCTTGCGTTCTCTCATTTTTTGCTCACGGTATGATTTAAGTAGGTAATCGTATCTGTTCATTACACTCTCCTTTTTACAGTTAAGTGCGTTCCTTCAGCATAGTTGCTTACTTCCGGCCTATATCGGCTGAACGTTGTATATGTATTTATCCAGCAATTAGAAAGAAAGGGTGCAACTTGTGATTGCACCCCAACAGGGTTAAACGAACTGTTTTCCTATTTCTCTTTCTGCTTCAGTAGCCATTTCTTTATCCCATTTGTCCAAATGCTTTTTCATAAAGCTATTGAACACTGGTGGTACTAATGCTAATGCAAAGAGTGTGAAGTAACCTACACCTGTGTTAGGTGCACCTACTTCGTCAAGTTCCCAGAAGTGTGTTTCACCTCTGTCATGATGATCAGCCTGGCGACCAATCTCTATGAAGAACCAGCTTGTGAATAATGTTGAGTTATCCCATGAGTGTCTATAGTCTATTGGTTCGCTTTTAACACGAATCAAACCATAGTGTTCTAGATAGTTAAGTGCTTCAAGTTCGAAGTTTGATATTAACCAAACAAGTCCGATACATGCGACACCTAACCAACCACCTGCAAAGAAGAACAATGCAAGTGTAGGTACACTCATCATGTAACCTCTTATCCATCTGTTACTTACGGACAAGAAAGGTTTACCTAAACGTTTCAATCTACCTCTTTCCATTTCAAACAAGAACTTAGATTGTCCTAAGTGTGATTTGATATAGTGTGAATAGATATCACGTCCTCTTGGTGCAGTTGCAGGATCATCTTCACTTGCTAATTCCAAATGATGATTGTACACATGAGCATAACAGAAATGTGCTGAACCTGATAGTCCCATCATCCAGCGGCTTATTACAAATGCAATGCCTTTGGTGTGCGATAGTTCATGCCCATAGATTATACCTATGCCTGCAAATATACCTGTTGATAGTGTAGCACCTAATAGTTCTGCACCTGCCATACCATTAAATATTT